GTTAGGGTTCAGCAGTAATTGAGCTTCCATATAAGACTGCAGGCAGTCATGTATCTGCCGGCAGTGTGTTGGGTTGTCTGGGTCAGACCACAGATCGTTAGCCGCCTTGCGTATCAAATCAATTGACTTGCACCTGACTTCCTTCAGGTGGTCCGTCAGTATATTCTCCTCCTGCGTCATAATTGTCTCCGTCTGATTTCTGCTTTGGTTTAAGTTCTCTGATTTTGCGCCTGAGCTCTCCTGTCTTCCAGCTGTAGATGTCAGCGAAGGGGATCACCAGCTTCCCCTTCTCTCCGTAAACAACAATGACTTCCCTGTTGCTGGTGATCTCGTAGCCAATCTTCTCATAGTCCACGAGCATTCTCATAAAGGTTATAAGCTTCATGCCGTCACCCAATTTGGAGCCTGCTCTTTAATTGTTTTTCTCAAAGGCATCAAAACACCAAGGCCATCTATCTCCTCACCAAATGACAAGAGCGCCGGGCCGTCGCCATTGTGGGCAATAGACACAGACGTCTCAGAGCCAGTGAGCGCCTTAGCCACTTTAGCGAAGTCACCCAGGTAGGTCATATTGAATTGGGCGGTCTTGCCGTCGACTTCTTTCGGGATAATGCGCTGCCAGTCAGGGAATGTGCCGTCAATCACACTAAATGTGATGGTAGAGCCGTCGTGAGTTATAGACCATTGGTTGAATAACTCATCTCCTGGCTTTAGCGTCGCCAAGGGATCTTTCTTGTTCAGCTTGATCTTGGCAATGATATCCAAGGGTATAATGATATTAAACGACTCTCCGTCGTATGGCTGCAGCTGACGCAGCGCCAAGAGACGGTGTCCGTCGGTGGCCACAATAAATACGCCCTTGGCAGAAGCCTGGATGGCTACTCCTTTAAGGTAGTAGCGCGTCTCCTCCTTTGAGGCACACATAGCGGCAGCTTTAACGAGTTTAAGATCGAGTTCCATTTTCATCTCCATATCAATATTCAAGTGGGCTTTTTGTAACAGCGCCTCTTTCGTCAATTTCAGCGCACCAACAGTCTAGGTGATAGCTAAACCAAGCGCCGCGCAGTAAACGGCCCTCGTTGTTTAAGTAATCCCAGGTCGCTGATGGGTCATTGTCAAATAGTTCAGTCTCAACTAACAGCTTCATCATTCATCTCCATATCAATATAAGCGAGTAAAAAGTAGCGGGCTTATGCAGCCCGCCTCCGACGCTTGGGAGCAACATAATTAGCGGCACGGTCTTCGTAATGCTCAACATGACGGAGAAGCTCTTCGCGAGTGTTGAAAAAAGCGACAAATGTCATGATGTCCTGATTGATGTTAGCTTCGTGGTTTTGCGCTGATGTCAGGCGGGCCATCAGGTCTGGGTTTTGTTTCCACATTTCAGTATCTCCATATCAATCTCAATAATCAGAAGCTACAGGAAGTTACTTCTACTGTCAATAGGCTTTTTTCTGACAATGCAAAAAATATTATCGCTTGACATAGCCGCCAGTCGTATTGATGGTGCAAGCGCCTGAATGTATTCGTATCGAAATGGAGGCATAAGTGACAAACAATCAGTTGAAGGCTCTGGTCGAGCGTATCGAAAAGCTTGAAGATGAGAAGACAATAATCGCTGAGGACATCAAAGAGGTTTACAGTGAAGCAAAAGGTAGTGGCTTTGATCCTAAGATCATCAAGAAGCTTGTATCTCTTCGTAAGCAAGATGCTAGAAAAAGGCATGAAGAGCAGGCTGTTCTCGCGTCTTACATGGACGCTTTGGGGATGTTGGCGGGCACCCCCTTGGGAGAAGCCGCGGTAAAGGCTATATCTAAAATAAATAAGCCTGATGGTTACGCAGAAGAGCAGTTCTGACAAACGGGCCAGGATGTGATATCATGTCCTGGTCATCATATTGTGGGTTGAGTTATGGGTAAGGAAGTAAAGCAGAAGCGGCCAGTCGGAAGGCCAAGCAAGTATAAGCCTGAGTATTGCGAGGCTGTTATTGAAATGGCTAAGCAAGGAAAAGGATGGGCAAGCTATGCGGCTACTTTTGAAATTGATAGAGCGACGCTGTATGATTGGGCCGCCGCCCACGAAGAATTTTCCACAGCTTTAACACGCGCAAAGGTTTTAGAACAGCAATGGTGGGAAGATCAGGCGCGTGAAAATCTAAGGTCTCGTGAGTTTAACGCAAATCTTTGGATCAAATCCGCACAAGCGCGTTTCCGCGAAGATTACACTGAACGCAAAGAGACAGCGGTCACTGGCGCTAATGGCGGACCAGTGCAAGTGCAGTCTCATGTCCTTGACGCAAAGACGCTGACGCCTGAGCAGCGCAATGCATTAAGAGAAATTTTGATTGCCGCTAAAGAGGCAAAGTGATGACTGAAAACGAGCGCACAATGATGTTGGCGGAAACAACGGTCGATATCATTGCCATGCTCGAAGAGCGCATTGGTCCAAGCGACGATGAGCTCGCGGTCTTAAGCAGCGTGATCTCTTATATATTGTGCAATCACTTATCCAATGAAGAACACGCGCAAAACGCATTTAATGCTATTAGTTATAACGTAAATCAGATAATGCAGTCTGCAGAAAGAACTGGTAATACATTCTGGGTTAGTGGTCCGGGACATTGAAATGGATATATTTGAGGGGGCACGCTTGTATAAGCTATTTCCGCAACACGTCGTCGCGTCATGCATGCAGCGTGATGTCGAACCGCAAGAAAAACTAACGGTCGAAACAGCAAAGCTTAGAGAATATAATATTCTCGATAATGAAAGCTTAAGCGGTATTAAGTCGTTTGTCGAAGAACAGATTGCGTTATACGTCAAGAACATTATCAAGCCGCGCAATCAGTCAAGCTTAAAGCTTTCGACGTCGTGGGCGCGCCACGGTAATGACGATCACACAATGTTCAGAGTGAATAGTTTTATCTCTGGCATATTTTATTTGCATGCTGACGCAGATGCTGTCTTGCAATTTAACTCTGATCGTCAGCGCGATGGTCTTTACATTCCGACGTATGCGCCAAGCGATCTAAACGTCAATACGTGCGACATTGGATTAGAAAGCGGCTACCTGTTTCTATTCCCGTCACGCATGGCGTATCGATCGCTTGCCGGCGACGGCAGCCTTTACATTGCGTTTAATACATTCCCTAACGGATGGCTTGGCGACGAAGGCGACGCGGATAGTTATTTCCTGGAGGAATAATGGCCGCGATCCTTGACGTCGGTTACACAAACCCGCTCGACATTGACAAGCAGCTGATTGAGCTTGACCGCGAAGACTGCAAGGATCTCGTTAACTTTATCCGTCTGTCGTGGCACCTGGTCGAGCCTGGAGCTGAATACGTTCACTCTTGGCACATAGACTTCTTAGCCGCTCACTTAGAGGCAATCACAAACGAAGAAGAGCTGGACGACGGATCGCTCTACAACCGCCTGCTGATCAACATTCCGCCAGGCACGATGAAGAGCTTACTCGTTAACGTGTTCTGGCCCGCGTGGGAGTGGGGGCCGTGCAACATGCCTCACTTGCGTTATATTTGCGCCAGCCACAACCAAGAGCTTGCAGTGCGCGACGGCTTGCGTATGCGCCGGCTTATTGAGGATCCTTGGTATAAAGACCGCTGGCCTCACGTCGAGCTCACGCGTGATCAAAATCAAAAAACCAAATACGAAAATACAGCCCTTGGCTTCAGGCAGTGCTCTGCGTCGAACTCCATCACGGGCGCTCGTGCCGACCGCGTGATCATTGACGACCCGCTGTCTGTCTCTGACGCCATGTCGCAGCAAGTCAAGGACACGGTCAATACGTGGTTCTGCGAGGCGGTGCCCACGCGTCTCGTTTCGCCAAAGCGATCGGCCATCATAGTGATCATGCAGCGCCTGGCAGAGGACGACGTCAGCGGCACAATCATTGAGCGTGGCCTGCCATACGATCACATCATGCTGCCCATGCGCTACGACCCGTCGCGCGCCATGCCGACGATGCTTGGCATGGAAGACCCGCGGTCACGGCCAGGAGAGCTTTTATTCCCCGCCCGCTTCCCGATAGACGTCGTCGAGCGCGACGAAGAGATCATGGGAAAGTGGGCCACCGCGGGTCAGTTTGCCCAGGCACCACAGCCGCGTGGCGGTGGCGTCATCCTGACTGAGTGGTGGCAGATGTGGGACAAGCCGACATACCCGCCATTTGATTACATTGTCGCCGCAGTGGACGGCGCATACACGACCAAGACAGAGAACGACCCGTCCGCCATGACGGTCTGGGGCATATGGACAGGTGGCGACCAAACTGCGCAAGTCACACGGACCTACACGCCTGACGGCATGATGGCGGCATTAGAGCGCACGTATAAGCAAGAGCACCCAAAGTGTATGCTGATCTACGCCTGGGCTGAACGCCTGGAGCTCCACGAGCTTGTCGAGAAGGTCCGCGAGACAATGACTGACTGGCGTGTCGACAAGCTTCTGGTCGAGAACAAGGCAAGCGGGTATAGCGTTGCGCAAGAGCTGCGACGCGTTTATGGTTACGACGATTTCGGTGTCCAGCTGATGGATCCTAAGGGGCAGGACAAATTAGCGCGCCTCTACAGCGTGCAGCATTTGTTTTCTGATGGGTTGATCTACGCGCCAGACAGAGAGTTCGCGCAAATGGTGATCGACCAGGTCGCCGTGTTTCCTAAAGGCCGGCATGACGATCTTGTCGACACGACTAGCATGGCGTTGCGGCATCTGCGCGACATCGGGCTCCTCGTGCGTGGCGTTGAATGGACAGCGGAGGTCGACAACAGTAGAGTGCATGTTGGCTCTGCGCCGGAGCCGCTCTATCCAGTATAGCAAAGAGATAAACATGATCTTAGCAAACGCCATTGTTGACGTGCTGCATAAGGCAGCGCCAGCGTCAAAAGAACTTAGTAGGTTTCGCGTAGAGGTTTGGGGCAAAGAACCCCACGACTATGTGCGCGTCTATGAGATTGCCGCAAAATCTGATAATCTGGCGGCTCGTGAGGGGCTTGACCGTTTCGTTGAAGAGATTGGGAAGCTTGTAGAGAAGCAAGGCGATTAATCATGCCTATGACACCGGGGCTTAATCCAAATATCCGCATGCCGCAGGAGGAGCCCCAGGCGGGCCTTGGTGCCGCAGAAGACATCCTCGTTGAGATTGAAGAAGGCAAGCCAGACCGTCAGCTAGACGACAAAGGCAATGTCATCCGCATTGAGCACGAAGACGGCTCTGTCAGCATATCGCTGGATGGGCGGGCGGTCGAAGAGACGTCAGAGGCAGAGCGTGCCCGCGAATGGTTTGAGAACCTGGTCGACGACATCGACGACGGATCTCTTGGCACAATCGCCGACGAACTGCTCCGTGGCGTCCAGGACGACATGGATAGCCGGCAGGACTGGATTGAAGACCGCGCGCAAGGCATCAAGCTTCTTGGCCTCAAGATAGAGGTCCCGCAATTGCAAGGCGCGGCAGACGGAGCTCCAGTCGACGGCATGAGCCGCGTGCGTCACCCGCTGCTGCTTGAGGCAGTGCTACGCTTCCAGGCAAACAGCCGCAGTGAGATGCTGCCGACAGACGGGCCGGTCAAGGTCCGCGTCGACAGTGTCAATACGTCAATTCAAGAAGACAGCCTGGCAGACGCATTAGAGAAGGATCTTAATCATTACCTGACCGCGGTTGCCAAAGAGTATTACCCAGATACTGACCGCATGTTGTTCATGCTAGGCTTTGGCGGCACGGCATTTAAGAAGGTTTACTTCTGTCCGTTGCGCGGACGTCCAGTCAGCGAGACGGTCGACGCTGACGACCTAATCGTCAATAACGCCGCGACAACATTAGAAGACGCAAAGCGCATCACGCACCGCGTTTACTTGAGATCGTCAACAGTGAAACGCCTGCAGATCCTTGGCGTCTATCGCGACATTGACTTATCCACGCCGCGCATGGAGCAGAAAGACGCCGTGCAGCGTGAGAAAGCAGACCAGCAAGGCATATCACCTGAAGCAGCAAATCCAGACGATCGCGACAGAGAGATCTACGAGATCTATTGCGAGTTAGATATTCCTGGCTTTGAGCATAAATATAAAGGAAAGATTACAGGACTTGAGATCCCTTATCGTGTTACAATCGATGTGTCGACCAGACAGATCCTTTCGATTGTAAGGAACTACGATGAGCCAAACGGTGAAGAAGGCAACGAGCTGCCTGAAGCGCGCAGCAACTTCGTCAAGTTCACATTTGTTCCAGGCTTGGGTTTTTATGACATTGGTCTCTTGCACATTCTTGGCAATACGACTAACGCCGTAACCGCCGCATGGCGAGAGATGCTCGACGCGGGAATGTATGCGAATTTCCCCGGCTTTCTCATGGCCGACACGGGCGCGAGACAAAACACCAACATATTCCGCGTGCCTCCGGGCGGCGGGGCCTTAGTGAAGACGGGCGGACTGCCAATCAGTCAAGCGATCATGCCGCTTCCTTACAAGGAGCCAGGCCAAGCGCTGATGAATTTAGTTCAAAATGTTGTCGAGACTGGCCAGAGGGTTGGCGGCACAAGCGAGTTGAATGTTGGAGAGGGCCGGCAGGATGCGCCTGTAGGCACGACACTGGCGCTCATCGATCAGGCGACAAAAGTATTAAACGCCGTTCACAAGAGAATGCATTCGGCGCAGGCAGACGAGTTCCAGCTTTTGGTTCGATGCTTTCGGGAGCATCCAGACAGTTTCTGGAAGAAGTTAAAGGGGCCGTCGCTTCAGTGGAACGAGCAGATCTTTTCTCAGGCGATCAACAATTACGAGCTAGTTCCGCAGGCAGATCCGAATACAGCGTCACACACGCAGCGCGTGATGAAGGTCATGGCGCTCAAACAATTGCAACAATCAAACCCTGGGATGTTTGACGCTATCGCCATCGATCGCGCCGCAATGAAGGCAATTGGCTGGAGTAACCCAGAGCAATTTATGGCCGCGCCTCAACCGCCGCCTCCTCCACCGCCTGAGCTTATGGTTGCAATGGAAGAGATTAAGGTTAAGCAGCAAGACGCAAACACCAAGCAAATGCTTGCGCAAGCCAAGATTGCGGAGACGCAAGCCAACATTGCGAAAGACGGCCAAGGACAGCAAGGCGTGCCGCTTGACCCGAACAAGCTGATTGACGCGCAACTGAAGCAGGCAGAGCTAAAGCAGAAAGACGCTGACCTGCAGATGAAGAAAATGGACATCATGTCGGACATGCGCACCGAAATGATGAACGACAAAGAGAACCAGCTAGACAATTGGAACCGTCGAAAAGACCGCGAAAGCGCTGAACGCATTGCGGCGGTTAAACTTGCGCAAGACGTGATGAAGACGCCTAATGGTCTTCAAATCATGAAGAAGGTTATTGACCCGAACATGATGAAGGTCCTTGAGAGTAAAGAAGACGAACCGCCGTTTGAGGGTCAATAATCATGGACGATCTATCGGAGAAGCCACAAGACGGATTGACGGGCGAATTGTCGTTTGCCCCTGACGACCCGCAAGTGCAAGCACGGTCGGCCTACGACGTGTCTCCGATAATTGATCAAAATCTTTACAAGACCGCCACCGCCGCGCTGGAGAGAAATAGAGACAGACCATTTTCTAGCGCGCATGAGTTCGTTCAGCACCAGCTAAACAAAGACGAGCCACAGCTGCCGCAATACGACCGTGAGGCAGTGAAGGCGTGGCAGGAGGGCGCAAAAGGTCTTGGCCATCTCGCCGCGTATAACATCCCAGTCGTAGGTGAAGGATTAGCGCTATACGACATGGCGAATGCGGTTCATGACATTGCGTCGCCTGAGTTTCGTGAGGCAGTAAATAAAGGCGATTATCTAACGTCAGGGCTGGACGTGGCTAACCTTGCGTTGTCAGCCCTTGGCGTGCCGTGGAAGGCTGCTAAAGGCGCAGCTCAGAGCGTTGGCAAGGCTATCCTTGGCGCACCGGGCAAGGCAGCAGCGGCAGGTGCAGCCGCAGCCGCAGGCATGACGCCAGAAGACGCAGAGGCAAGCTTCTTTAGTAAAAGAGCATTTATGTCTCCCGCTATTCAAAAGGCAATGAGAGAGGCGGAGGCGGCTACTCTCATACACGGCAGAAATCCTCACGAGGTTTTCAAGGAACACGGATGGACGCCAGATCCATCTGGTCACATGGTTAGCGAACTGTCGGATGAGGGCGCAAGAATAATTCCAGAAGGACTTGAGAAGTTCAGGGCTGGTAATACAAATCTATCTCTGGGAGACGTATTGTCTCACCCTGATTTGTTTGACCTTTATCCGTCTTCCTATTCAACAAAGCTCACTCCGTATCTTCCACGGACAAACCCAGAGAAAGAGCGTGGATATTTCAATGCTACAGGGGATCAGATTGGCTCTAACATACGACTGAGTGAAAGAGACTTGCTGGAAAATTTACTTCACGAGCATCAGCATCGAATACAGCGCGTTGAAGGCATGTCTCCCGGTCAAAACTCAGAAGACTTTCAGCGTGCTCATCAATCAATAATGATCCCGCTTGAGGAAAAATTGCGGTCCATGCAAGGCGCTATTACGCTCCGATCGCTAATGAAACAAAACCCAGAATTAAGCGATCCAGTATCAGCAATTATGTTTGCCAAGCAGCATAATATAGACATTGGCCCTCAGCCGTTGCCTTATGTAAAGAAAGATATAGAAAGTCTTTTCGACGACATGAGGGACACTCAAAATAAAATTGTTACTGCAAGACAGACTGCCCCAGATCCATTTCAAGAATATCTTAGGTCATTAGGAGAATACACAGCCAGGCTGCCTGGAGAGCGTCTGGGCATGTCCGCGGCAGAAAGAAGAAACGCCTATCCATTTGATCCGAACTATCCAGTTATTGTTAGGGCCCCAGCGCGTGACTTAATGCATCAAGTTGCAAATCCAAAATGGGAAGCAGAGCGAGACCGTGCTGTTGAGTTAGCCAGAGAGCTGCAAAAAAATCCGATCCCACACAAAGACAAAGGCGGCGCAGTCGCCAAACTACTTGGCAAGCTTATGCCGCCAGGCTCTGGCTACGCCCCACGTAAGGGTTCCCAGACGCTCGTAGACCTGCCAGGCATTGGCAAGGCAGAGAGCCGTCCTATTCCTGGCATTGAGGAAATAGCGCGCCGCTTTGCAGGCCCTGAGCATGATGCAGACGTCACTGCACTCAATCCAGAGTTCGCGCGTCGCGTTGCAGGCGAGTATGACGTCATGCGTCACGACCCGACAGACGCCGCAGTCAAGCGTGCATACGAGGCACTGGCAGACGAAACAATGCAGCAGTATCGCGCCGCTAAAGACCTTGGCCTCGACATCAGGTTTCTGAAGCCAGGTGAGGCAGACCCATATGCCGCCAGCCCGGCCCTAGGCTACGAGGATCTTGTCAATAGAGGCCGTATGTTTGTTTTCCCAACGGAGAGCGGCTTTGGCAGCTCAGGCGAGGCACCCGCATCCAACGTCCTCCTAAAAGGCGCTGGACGCATAGGCAATAAGGATGACGCAGTCATCAATGACGCCTTCCGCGTCGTGCATGATCTCTTTGGCCATCACGGCCCTGGCAATCCATCTTTCCGTGCGCCGGGTGAAGAGCGTGCGTATCAACTGCACAGCCGCATGTTCTCGCCAGAGGCACGCCCGGCATTGACGTCAGAAACCCGCGGGCAAAACAGCTGGGTTAACTTTGGGCCTGAGGCTGAGCGCAATCGCACGGCAAGCGGCGCAGACACTATCTACGCTGACCAGAAGACTGGCATCATGCCGGCATGGACGATGGCAAAGCCGCCAGAAGAAGGCGCGGACGTCGACCAATACATCAGGAGCCTGAGAGGCTACGCAGCGGGTGGTGCTATCCCACGCGCTGACGACGAAGCTTTCTTCCGCCGCTTGGCGCTTTGGACCTACTCAGTCGCGCCATTGTTTTCAGGACGCCAGGCTTTGGCAGAAAGACGCCGCGGGTATGGTGCGGGCGGAAAGGCTCTTTCAGATATAATTGAGAGAGCAATTAGATCCGCAAAAGTTATCACGTCTGAAGGAACGCCAACGATTAGGAATATGGCGAGAGAGACGCCGTTATATCCTGATGTGTATAAAAACCCTCGCCTCTTGGCAGAAGAAGCAGAGGGTCGCGTCGCTAAAGAAGACCCTATGTTAAAGCGTCTTTGGGGCGTTAATAGAGAAGATATCTATGATATTGCCGGTCACAGACCCGGAAATGTTGAACCTGTTTTAGCGCCGCCTCCTGCAAAAACTCGTGGAATAAATTATGCGTCTGAAGCCGTGATGGTTCCAGAAAACGCAGAAAGGCTTAGAAATATATTAGAAGCTGGATATGAGAAACCAGGATTACGAAAAGGCATGATGCCTTGGTATTACATGGACCCTGTTTATAACCGCCTTGAACAGATGTTTGGACCAGAAGAGGCTGTCAATCGATATAATTTATTAAATACCTCTGTCTCTATGATGTCTCCGGCGAGTAATGTTAAAACAGAAATAAATAGAGGTCTTGGCGCTTATCATATGGCGCTGCAAGGTAGATTTAATGATTTTGTTCGCGGTGGAGGCAAGCCAAGCGCGGCCCCATTAGATGTCATGCCACAATACATGAGAGACAGAATGGTAGGGCATTTGGCGCACTCTACATCTCAAGCTGGTCCATTAAGTAAATACATACAGACTGGTAAAGTAGAAATGGAAAGCCCAAAAGTTCCGCTTTACATTCAGTCTTCAGGAGTTCCAGAAACTGGCTTCCAAACAAAATTGCCTGTTCCTGACGCGCATTACACTCGTGTTGTTGGCATGCCGGACGTCAGGCGCACAGCTGATCCAGAAGTATCAATGAAAATGAATGAGTATAGACCAGTTGGTAATTGGTTCAGAGAAGAAGTAGCCAAGCCAATGGAAATGGAAGCAGTTCCCGCGCAAGCCCTTATGTGGGGAACAGGTTCAGGGGCGACTGGCGTTGACACGGCAATTGGCGCACCAAAGCTTGAGCTATTATCGCAGCACATTGGCGATGTCGCCAAGCATTACAGAATATCACCCGAAACAGCGCGTGATTTATTACTGCAAGGAACGCTGTATAAAGACGGCGGCTCTGTTATTGATCACGCACTTGATGTAGTATCCAACATTCCGCATAGCGGAAAGCGGGACGCCGCTTAATATCTGGCCGGAGAAATTGAATGTATGAGATGGCAAAAAAGGGCCGTGAGGCCATGAAGTCTAAAGCCCGCCGATTGGCAGGCGAGAAAGACCAAAAGGTCGACAGCTCTGACTGGTCGCCCGCGTCTCCACTGAATGCGGAAGCAAAGACTGGCATGCGTCCAGTATCCCGCCGCACCTATAAGAAGGGTGGCAAGGTTGTTGGCCAAGAGGCACGCAAGCGCGCTGACAAGCCATCTCGCGCAACGGGCGGTGAAATTGCAACCGCAATGATGAACAAGAATTTAAAGGAAGCCAACGAGAAGCGCGATGGCGTGAAGCACATCGGCGCTCTTAAGCATGGCGGCAAAGCTAAATATGCCACGGGCGGTGGCATCAAGGACAAGAAAGCGCTTGGCGCAATCGACCCAACACCAGTTCGTTCAAAAGCTGAACACTACAAAAAAGGCGGGATGGTCAAAAAAGCAGGCGGTGGTGGAAGTTGGCTTGAGAAAATGGTTGGCGAGCCAAAGACCGGCAGCGACATGAGCCAAGTCGGCAAAATGGGCACTGCACGCTACAGCCAAGAAGACAAAGGAGCTCTTGACCGCGCTCTTCGAGAGAACGACGCCCTTCCGGCTCCAGCAGAAGCGGCAGAAAGCGCTGCACGCACGGGCGACAAGCGCGGCGGCATGGTGAAGCGTAAGGCTCACGCTAAGGGCGGCAAGACGGAAATGCATCCCGACGAGCGTGAGGATCGTTCACTCGTAAAGAAAATGGTGAAGAAGACCGCGCTGACCGGCAAGAAAGATGGCGGTGAAGCTGGCGGTAAGTGGATCCAGAAGGCTATTAAAAAGCCAGGCGCTCTTCACAAGCAGCTTGGCGTGCCAAAGGGCGAAAAGATCCCTGAAAAAAAGCTTGAAGCTGCAGAGAAAAAAGGCGGCAAGCTTGGCAAGCGCGCCCATTTAGCTGAAACGTTAAAGCGCATCAATAAATACGGCGGCGGATCTCTTAGCCTTGACGCCGCGGGTGGTGAAAAGAAGTCAGCGGCTAAAACAAAAGAGCCAAAGAAAGTTACGTTGATTTCAGTCAACATTGGAAAAGAAACCGGTAACAAACCACCCGTTTCTCCCGCTGACATTATGAAGCCGCCAATGGTGCCGCCGATGCCTCCTGTTGCGCCTCCTGGCGCTGGCGCTCCTCCTGCCGCACCTCCGACAATGCCTATCCCTGGCGGTCCTGGCGGCATGCCAATGCCTGGAGCACCTGGTCGCAAGGCAGGCGGACGCATCAGCAAGGTAGCCAAGTCATACAAGGACATGGAGGCCGGAGCTGGATCAGGCGAAGGCAGATTGCAGAAAGAAGATATCGCTAAAGCGAAAAAAGGTCGCGGTAAGTAATTACTGCGCATGGACTGGGCGTCACCCCCTTATGGCGTCCAGTCCTCTTACATCATAAGGGGAACCCAAGGGGGTGGGTTGTGGGAACACTAACGCGTAGCCATATGTTTGCTCACGAGCTTGAGCGTTTGATTGAAATTGAAGTCGAGAGAATGAAGGACAATCTTGCACTTGGATTTCTAGAAGACTTCAACGAATACAGGTTCGTTGCAGGAAAGGTCGCCGGATTGCGCACGGCGATCGACTTAATGGCTGAGGCATCAGCCATATGTGATGGTAAACCGCGCGAACACTAAGGGGACGTTAATGACTAACTTGGTAATGGATCACGCAGAGGATCCAAAACAGAAAATAATAAATGAAATTGGCGATTTATCTAAAATTGAACTGTTTAACAATCAGATACTGTGCGCCGTCTATGTGCGTCCGACAAAAACAAAAAGCGGACTGTATTTGACTGATAAATATGCAGACGAAGATAGGTTCCAGGGTAAGGTTGGCCTACTCATTGGCATGGGTCCGGCTGCGTTTAATGATGAAAGCGGTCAGTGGTTCAATAATACAAGCTTTAATCTGCATGACTGGCTTGTTTATCGCCCGTCTGACGGCTGGAGCATTACAATAAATGGCGTTCTGTGCAGAGTTTTATCTGACACGCAGGTAAAAATGCGCATCCCGTCACCTGATACAGCATGGTAATGGAGAAAATTGATGTCTGACGAACAAGATCACGTCGAAGTAGAGCTTGATAAGCCTGAAGAGACGAAAAAAGACGAACCTGAAATAGAAATAATCGACGAAAAGGCTGCAAAAGAGCCTGAAATAGAAAAAGCGCCGATTATTGAGCCGCAAGAAGGCATCCAAGAGCTTAAAAAGCGCCTGGAAGCTGAGAAAGCGGCACGCATAGACGCAGAAAAGCGCGCACGAGAGGCTAACTTTCACGCTGATCGCGCCCGTGATAACGCAAAAGACGCAAATTATCAGCTCGTCGTGAATGCGCTTGAGACTGTTAAGGAGCGTTCAGATGCTTTGAAGGCTGCGCATAAGGAAGCAATGAGTGTTGGCGACTACGACAAGGTCGCTGAGCTTCAAGAAGCCATGTCAATCAATGCGTATCAGATGAATGAGCTGAAACGCGGCGAGAGAGCATTAAAAGAACAAATGCAGGCGGAAGAAGAGGCCGCTAAGCGCCAACCCCCACGTCAGGCAGAGCTTCCTGGTGACATTATTGAGCAAATGGCTCAAACGGTATCGCCAAAATCAGCGTCTTGGCTGCTCAAAAACAAAGAACATCTGTCTGGCGAGCGTGAAATACGCAAAATGTTTCGCGCTCATGAAGACGCGGTGGATGATGGTCTTAAAACAGACAGCGACGAGTATTTTAGCTTCATTGAAAGCCGCCTGGGGCTCAATAAGCAGGTTGAAGAAGACGTTATGTCAGAAGCCGCGGCTCCTGCGCCTAGACGCGCACCGCAGCCACCGCCTGCGCCTGTATCGCGTAGCCCTCAACGGTCAAATGTCGTCCGTCTAACTAAGGACCAGGCGGAGATGGCGTCAATGCTTGGCATGACTGACAAGGAATACGCGAAACACATGCTTGACCTTCGCAAAGAAGGTAAAATTGCAAACTGATGGAGATTGTTATGAATACGCCTACGGTAAAGAAGGGCATGTTTGCGAAAGCGGCAGCCGGAGCCCCTATTGATGAAGCGCCGCCAATGAGGCCCGCAATGCGTGAAGACGACCCAAGAGAAAGAGCAAGGCAGCGTGCAGCTGAACTGCGTAACCACTTAGAGGAAGTCGTCGACGGCACTGATGACTTCTACGTTCCTCAGGATATTATTCCAGACGGATGGACGTATGAGTGGAAACGCTTCACGACATACGGCGCTGAGGATCCATCTTACCAGGTTCACTTAGCGCGTTCTGGCTGGACAGCTGTCCCAGTGTCTCGCCATCCGTCTATGATGCCTCAAAACACAGCAGACAAAGTAATTACCAGAAAAGGCATGGTCCTCATGGAATGCCCGTCTGAGATTGTCCTTGAGCGTATCGACGCAGATAAAAGAAAGGCGCGCATGCAGGTCATGCACAAAGAAAACCAACTTGCCGGCACGCCTGACGGCACAATGACGAGAGATCACGCGCAAGCACGTCCTCAAATCAAGAAGTCATACGAGGCTATGCCGGTCCCTGAGAAGTAAGTTCTCCGGCAGTAAGCTAGTCCAGGGGGTCGCCTTGTGCGGCCCCTTTACTTTTAGTTTGTAAATATGCGATAATGAAGGCAAGCCACACTGATGGCCTGGGCCTCCCCGGCGCGAGGCGTTAACTTTTTCTGTTCCGTATAATCGCCCCGGCGCGCGATGAAGGAACTCCTGAATAAGGAGAACCCGTCATGGCGAATACAAGTGCGCCTTTCGGTTTTAGACAATATGCAGGAAACGGATCTGCTCCGACGTATGAGCAAGTTCGCTTTCCTATCGCATATAACTCTACAAATATCTTTTTTGGCGACCCAGTAACAGCTGTCAGCGACGGCACTGTTACTCAGTCTGCCAGCACCAGCACACCAGCTGCTCTCGGCATCGCTGGCGTATTTGTTGGCTGTCAGTATTTGTCCACGGTTCAGAAAAGAACTGTTTGGTCAAACTACTATCCGGGCGGCACCGATCCAGTTTCTGGTTCGATCTACGCCTACATCGTAAACGACCCTAACGCTAAGTTCGCTGTTCAGTCCGACAGCACGGGTATTGCTCTTGCTGACGTAAACGCAACAATCGGCTTCTTGATTGGCACAGGCAATACCTCAACGGGTATTTCTGGCGCTTATCTCGATACCTCCACGTTGCAGACTGGCACGCTTGCTAACTACCCATTTAAGATTGTTGGTGTCATCAACGATCCGCCTGGGGCTCAAGGCACGCTGTCGAACGGACAGGCATATGACAATGCTATCGTCATGTTCAACAACGTCTACACCCGCAACTTCCAAGGCGTCTAACAAGGAGTAAGGACCAATGGCTGTTAATCTCTCTGCCATTAAAGACCTCCTCCTTCCGGGCCTCCGGGGGATTGAGGGTAAGTATGAGATGATCCCATCTCAATACGATAAGATCTTCACGAAGCACGACAGTAAGATGGCGCTTGAGCGCACTGCTGAAATGCGCTTCCTGGGTCTTGCTCAGCTGAAAACAGAAGGTGGTCAGACCGCATTCGACAACAGCGCCGGTGAGCGTTACATCTATAACCAGGAGCACACTGAAATTGCTCTGGGTTACGCGATTACACGCAAAGCTATCGACGACAACCTCTACAAATCACAGTTCATGCCTTCGAACCTTGGCTTGATGGAAAGCTTCCACCAGACCAAAGAGATCTACGGCGCGAACGTGCTTAACACGGCGACGACGTATAACGCGTCTGTCGGCGGTGACGGTGTCGCTCTTTGCTCCCCGGCGCATCCAATCGATGGCGCTACTGTAGCGAATACGCCTACGGTTCAGGTTGATCTTAACGAAGCCACGCTTCTGAACAGCATGATTGCTATCAGAACAAACTTCAAAGACCAGGCTGGCCTGAAGATCTTCGCCCGCGGTCGCCGTTTGGTTGTTCCTGCTCAGCTTGAGCCTGTAGCAATCCGTCTCACAAAGACGGAGCTCCGCCCAGGAACGTCAGACAATGACGTCAATGCAATCATGATGACAGCCGGCGGATTGCCGGAAGGTTTCATGACCAGCGACTTCTTGACGTCATCGTATGCTTGGTTCTTGTTAACCAACATTGACGGTCTGTCTTACATGGAAAGAGTTAAGTTCGAAACCGACATGCAGGTCGATTTCGTGACTGACAACTTACTCGTAAAGGGTTATGAACGCTACAGTTTCGGCTATTACAACTGGCGCTCAATTTACGGCAACTTCCCAACGTCGTAAGGAGGAAGTAAAATGGCTCATGCTGCTTTCTCCGGTCCATTAATTGTGTTTGGGCAAAACCCAACACAGCCGGGTGACTACAACCCAGACATCGGTGGCTCGTCCCTGTTTTATGCAGGGACGGGTATCTTAGATCCACGTCAAGTATACACCTACATCCCCGGTGAAGCTCAGTCTGCACCGGACTTTGGGTGGCTTGGCGTGGACAACATCACGACCTTGAGTGCTGTTCCTTACACTGCATCTGCTACGGCAATTGTCGCGTCAGCTGCTGCCACAAGTGCAACGCTCACAGTTGTATCGTCGAGCTCTTCGACGACTGGCGTCTATTATTCCACGAGCTTTGTTCGTGCGGATACGGGTGCGACTGACACGGTCCTCGCTCTTGACGCTTACGCGTCAGTAACGGGCTCATTCAGCAATGGTGTTCTCACGATCACCACCTCCACCAATCAGATGCCAATTGGTCCCGGTATGGTTGTTCTTGCTACTACAGGAACGGTTTCTCAGGGAACCGCTGCTGGAACGCAGATCGTATCTCAGCTCACGACAACCGGCACATACTCGTCGGTTTCGCAGGGCACGACTGGCACTTATCAGGCAAGCGGCAATTTGACGGCGACTTCAGGCACGGTAACACTTGCCTACCAGACGCCAGGCCAGTGCGCCGTTCCTAATAATGCCCAGACGCCTGGCATGTATAACTGGAGCCCTCAAGCTCTTCTGGGTCGTGCGGTAAGTGTTACGGCGGCGGCAAGTGCTACGGCGACAACCGCGACTGTATCTGGCTATGACATCTACGGATACCCAATGACGCAGGCTCTTACGATCTCTGCGGGTGGTGTTGTTACCAGCACAAAGGCGTTCAAATACATCAAGTCAATTGTTCTTAATGCTGCTGACTCTGGCCATAACTACTCTGTAGGAACGGCTGATGTGTTTGGGTTCCCACTGCGGTCTGATACGTTTGGTGACGTTATCATTAACTATGCAGCGTCACTGGTTGGCACGACATTGATCACTGCCGCCACAAACTATCTGCCTGCAGATAGAACAACGCCTAGCTCGACAACAAACGATGTTCGTGGAACCTTTGCTGCTACTTCAAGCAGCGGGGCAAACAAGCTAATCGTTCGTCAGTCACCACAAGCTTATATGGTGCCTTACGCAACTGGCTTGTTCGGCCTTACTCAGGCTTAAGAAAGGGCTCTAAAATGGTATCTCAGACTAAAGATCCAGATGCTAAGGGCTCCCGCAAGAGCCTTTACAATGCTCAAAACAGCCACGTTGCGGCTGAAGCAGAGCAAGGCACAGACGGCTTCAAAAAAGGCGGTCGTGCTAAAAAAGCTGCTGGTGGCTGTGGCGTAATGTCCTCAGCCGCTAAGGGTAAGCGTCCTGCTCGCGCAAGCGGCGGCGGCGTCTTCTCTTCAGCTGCTTCTGGCACCCCACGCGGCAAAGCTTCTCATTACTGAGATTTGTCGGTGCTAAAGTCGACGAGGGTTTTTTGGAACCCTCGTCTTATTCTTGGAGATTAGATATGGCGAAAACGCCCACTTGGCAGAGATCAGAAGGCAAAAGCAAATCTGGTGGACTTAATGCTAAGGGAAGGGCCTCCGCCAAGGCTGAGGGTCACAACCTGAAGCCGCCGGTCTCGAAAGAGCAGGCCGCTAAAAGCGATAAGTCGGCCTCTCGACGTAAGTCATTCTGTGCTAGAATGACAGGATTAAAGAAAAAACTTACTGGGGCAGCTGCTGCCGCCGACCCAAATAGCCGTGTAAATCTATCGTTAAAAAAATGGGATTGCTAAAATGAGCAAGCCATTTTGGGAAAAAGATGCACCTAAAGACGCAAAGCATAAGGCTTTAAGCGCAAAAGGTGTTAGAATGGCAAAAGCTAGGGCACGGGCGGCGGGTCGCCCTTACCCGAATGCTGTTGATAATATTGCGGCTGCTCGGGCCCAGAATAAAAAGGAAAAGCACTAATGCGTCCTATCGTTATCACTGCCGGCCCTCTTGCCGCCGCCTCTGCAGTAGGCATTGCCGCCAACCAGGTGGTGACTGGCGCGGCAAATATGACGCTTACTTCCTCTACTGTCACCCTTGACGTTCCTCGCCGTGTGTTAATTACCAACGTCGGCAATGATACGGGCATAACCTTTACGATTACGGGCACGACGTTTTGGGGTGTTGTTATTTCTGAGACAGTGACAGGCACAAGCGGCAGCTCTGTCGCAACAAATAACGACTTTGCTACCGTCACAAGCATCAAGACAAGCGGCTCAACGAGTGCAAGCGGCGCGTCTGCCGGAACAAATGGCGTGGCAGGAAGCAGTTGGGTGCGCTTTGACGAGTGGTCTCCGTCTAACATTTCAATTCAATGCACCGTAAGCGGCACTGTTAACTACACGCTGCAGTCTACCCTTGATGATCCAAATAGCGCGACAAATCCTGTAGCAATTGGTTCAGTGACCTGGGTTAACTCATCTGACACCGCTGTTGTTAGTGCAAGTGCTACAAAGCAATCAAACTTCTTGTTCGCGCCAGTTTATGCCCGTGTTGTTATAAACAGTGGCACTGGTTCAGTGACGACGACGTTTGTTCAAGATAGTAATGGACCATACTAATGGCCACGGGCGGACTATCTACGACAACCGGCCTTCCTAACGGCTCAGGTCTTACTCAAACGACTGGGACATCTGTCGGCGGCGGGTTAACGAATTAATAAGGGGAATAGATGTCTAACCTTCCGATATCAGGATTAGCGGCGGGTGCAGCTGTATCTGCTACAGACGTCGTCCCTAATGTCCAGACAACCGGCGTCGGTCCTGTAAAAACTACTGCGGCTCAGCTCAAGACGTTTATGAGCGCGTCGCCTTATTTTACAGGCAATGTTGGCGTCGGAACATCAAGCCCACAAGCGCATTTTCAAGTAACATTAGAAACAGGTTTGTCTGGTTTTTATGCCGACTCGTATCAAGACACTAGCGTTTATCATTATTATTCTGAGTTACGAAATATAAATACTCAGGGGTATGGTGAAGGTTTTTATTCTTCTTATGGACGAGGGTCGTATTCTTCTCCTGCAGTTACGCAAGTATTAGATACTCTTGGATACTTTGGCTGGGGTGCCTACAGTAATTCGACCAGCCCTAATGCATTTAATGGATTTGATTACAGCACAGCCATAGCTGCTATTGTTGATGCAACACCTACTGGAACAGGAACAAGCTCTGCACTGACGCCTTCTGC